TAGGTGACTTATCTGGAACTCCGCCGCCGGTCTTGCTTTTTGACGCATATGGCCAGTTTATGTTTAATGCCCTACCAGTAATTGTAACCCAATTTAGTGTTACATTACCAAAAGATGTAGACTATGTACCGGTACAAACTGCTTATTCCGTGAATACAGAATACGAAACAGGGCAACAGAGTTTTAGTTTTACACAAAACTCTGCGTCGGCATATGATCCCGGTTTAGCTGCTACAGCATTTAACAATTTGATAAAACCTACACCGGCTGCTACTTATTCTCAAGGTTTTGCATGGTTACCGGCTGTGTTTACTATCAGCGTGCAACTAACTGTACAGAATACTCCTCAGAGGCTGCGTGCTTTTAATCTAGATCAATTTAGAACTGGTCAACTTTTGATTAACGGAACTTGGATATGACACAGGCATTTTACAAAGGGACAAGTCCCTATTACACAACACCACAAATAAACAACTATCTTCCATATTTGGATTTCTGGAATACGCCTGTTATTACACCAGATCAAAATGATACACTTTTTACAGTAACTGCCGGATATCAGCATAGACCAGATCTACTGAGTTATGATATTTACGGAACTACTGGATATTGGTGGGTATTTGCAATACGAAACCCTGATGTGATTCAAGATCCAATTTATGATTTAGTTACAGGGCTGAATATCTATTTGCCTGTTAAAACTAACTTACCATCAGGTGGATATTAATTATGGGAATTTTAAACTACTTAGGGTTATCGTCACCAGCATCCCAAGCACAACAAGGGCCTACTCCTAATCCACAACCTGATCAAGCTGCTGGAACATCCAAACCGCAAACAAATACCAGTCAATCACAGTCGCTTGGTGGTCAAGTATCTAGTCTACTCGCAAGCGACAGTGGTGCTAGCACAGTTGGATTGTTAAACAGTTATCTAAATGCTCCAGGTGTTAACAATGCAAAATTTACGTTTGCCCCAAATGTTTTATGGAATTATGCCAACTATACATATCACATACGCTGGAGTCTTACAGGAGATAAAAATGCAGCGTTGGTTCAATCGGCAGGCAGTAGCGCATATGCTAACAATGGAAAAATTATTATTGCCGAAAGCGGAGCAACAGCATTATACAATATCACAGAATTTAAATTTACAAACCTGCTGCCAGGGAATCCATCTACTGCTACAAATGATTTGAAAATGGAAATGACAGTTGTAGAGCCTTACGGCTGTACGCTTGTGGATAATTTATTCAATACAGCACAATCACTTGGTATAGGAAATTATTTTACAACCACATCTTATTTTATTGAAATATGGTTTACAGGATATAACGAAGACGGGACCGTTGCGACAACTGATCTGCATAGTAAACAGTATAAACTTTACATGGTCCAAGTTATTGAAATAGATATTGATACAACAGAGTCTGGTACTACCTATCACATTACTCTTTTACCACAAAATATGTTTCCGTTGGCAGATAGTGTTGGTATAATGTCAAACGCAGCTAATATAGGTCCAGTTGCAACTGTTGGAGAATTTTTTACTAAATTAGCCGACGTATGGACCGCTCAAAACGCCGCTCTTTACGGTGGTAAAGCAAGAATTATATACAAAATCAACACACCTAATTGGATGAAAACTTGGCAATTTAGTCAAGCACCAACCGATAACCAGCGTAATAGCAACATTGATATTATAGGTGGTAATTTACAAAAACCAACTATTAGTATTGCAAGAGGTATGGACTTAGTGTCTATTTTAAACTTTGTCATGAGCATGACAACAGATGGTCAAAATTTTACAGCAGGTGAACCAACCAGTGCCAGTACATCAGCTACCGCAGCAGCTAATATAAGAATAAACGGCATGGCTAATCGTATTGTAATCAAACCAGTTACTAAATTACTAACGCCAATAGATCCGCAAACTAAAGATTATGTGAGACAGGTGACTTATAATTTTTTTCCGTTTGCAACAAATAGATTACTAATTGATCAAAAAACTGCGGAAATGACACGCCAACCTACACAACAAATTCCTAGAAAACAAAGCCTTGCTAACTCATTACGTTTCGCAAAAAGATATTTTTGGACGTACACTGGGCAAAATCTTGATGTATTAAAGTATGAACTTAAACTAAAAATGTCTGCACAAATTGGAATAGCCAATAATCTTGGTCATAACTTGTATGACAATTTTACGTCAGGGCCACAATTTAATGCAAAAGGTGTATCAACGGAAGAGTTACTTAAATACAATACTTTAAAAGGTAATTTGCAAAATGCACAGCAGCAGTTATCTACAACAAGTGATCCTACGCAAAGACAGTATTATAACCAGCAAATACAAGATTACAATCAACAACGCAATCAATTAACAAGCAGATATCCAGGAACCAATTTTGATCAACTATCTGCTAATCAAACAATCGCTGGACAATCTACAGCTCAAGCTGAAGCTCAAGCTAAAGCTGCGGAAAATACAGCTACACAAGCCAGTAATAATGTTACAAATCAATCTTTAAATTTAGCTAATACCGCGGTAACATTATTGCGCGAAACCAAATATTTAGAAGATATAGCTAATACACTGTCCCCCGCAAGCCCAGTTCCAATTAGCACTAGAGTTAATCCCATGCCAACACAACAAAATGCAGCGCTTGGCGGTAGCGGACAATCTGAAAATGCAACGTCGAGCGAAAATCCTGCAAACTTGCCGCCAAATCGCAGTTTGGTAGCAAGTATATTATACGAAACTACACAGACCTCATATGCAAACATAGATTTGAGCATTAGAGGTGATCCTTTTTGGTTAGGGTTAGGCAACATAGATGAAGATTTCAAATGCGGCGATGGCAATAGTCCAACTCCCAATACTACAGATGCTTTGTGGCCGTGGAATGGTGATACTGGCTTTCTTTTTACTCTTAGAACCGGTACCGCATATAACGAGCAAACAGGATTTATGGACTTAAACGACACAACACTTGTTTGGAATGCTTTTTATACTGTAATTAAAGTTGAAAGTTTGTTTAAAGATGGACAGTTTACACAAACTTTGCACGGTATTAGAGATAACTTAACACAAGCTCCTCAACCAAGTGAAATATCCAATAATGTTCCAAATAATGCACAGGCTGTAGCTGCACAGGCTAAACTTACCGCCGCAAATGCATTTACAAGTGTCACTGGTCAGTCAGCATATTAATAAAATTTATACCATTAAACACGCATAAATATTTGCATGGTAGAACTAACAAAGCATATCAATGCGCCAAAAGAATATTCGCAACAACCAATCGGTAGAGCTACATTACAGGATAAAATTTACGTAGGTTTCGTAAAGTACGTAGAAGATGCTAATACTATGGGCCGACTAAAAGTTTGGATTCCTGAGCTCAGCGGAGATCCAAATGATTCAAATGGCTGGTACATAATGAGCTACTGTTCCCCGTTTGCCGGTGCTACAAATGTACTGGATAACAAAAACGATAATAGTTTTCCTAGTACTCAAAAAAGTTATGGTATGTGGTTTGTGCCGCCAGATATTAACAATGAGGTTGTTTGTGCATTTATAAATGGCGACCCTGGTAGAGGCATTTGGTTTGGATGTTTGTATCAACAAAATATGAATCAAATGGTACCTGGATTACCAGGCAATAATAACCAAGCTACTCTTCCTGTGGCAGAGTACAATAAAAAAATTACACAATCGAGTCTCAAAACTCCAGACAGACCATTATATTATCCTCTTGCAGATCAGCTGAAAATACAAGGACTTGATCAAGATACAATAAGAGGTGTTTCTACAAGCGGTGCCCGCCGATTTGATCCACCATTAAGTGTGTATGGTTGGTTAACACCCGGCGGCAGTCAGCTGGTATACGACGATAATCCAACTAACACATATATTAGACTTAGAACACCAAGTGGTGCTCAAATCATGATAAATGATACCACAGGTTGCATATACATGAATTCAGTTGACGGTAAAAACTGGTTAAGTATGGACGCCGGTGGTCGTATAGATGTTTATGGATATGGTGATATTAGTATTCGCAGCCAAGGCAGTTTGAATTTTAGAGCCGATCAAGATGTTAACATAGAAGCTGGACAAAATATTAACATTAGAGCAAGAGGCACTACAGCCGTAACTCCGGTTGTCAATCCACAAGCTAATGCCCCTCAACCTGCTCCTCCTACACCCGGACCTTCGGCTATAGTCGGAGATGGCACTGCATTAGCACTAGCATCACGTATTCCTGGCTCAACATCACTGGCACAGCCTGGATATAGCAGTAGCGACGCATTGGTTGCAGTTCAGAATAACTTTAATACAGCTGATGGTATAGTAAATGGTGTAGTTAGTGTAGGAGCATCTGACAGTGATCAAACTTTATTGTTAACTAATATTAGTTTAATAAGAGGAGCATTGAACGCAACTAGTTATGTTTGGATACTGCCTTACAACACAGCATCTGCCAACACGATAAAAACTTTTGCCTTATCAAAAGGGGATCAAACCCTACCGTTGTCTAATTATCCTACGTCTGATAATATTGTTCCAAGAGATTACAACGTAGTGACAAACGATCTAACACCCCTGTTAAAACCAGCAAATACTGCCGGATCTGGACCAACGCAGACAGGCTCAACGGGCAATATTCCTACTTCAACAACTTCTACACAACCTCAAAGTGGATCAGCTGTAATTGGCACAAGTAACTTTAGTTCAGCTACCCCAACAACCGGTAGTCCAGCACCAGTCCCGCCTCCGGCTACATCAAATCTGCCAGGGAGCACTGTTCCTGCTGCGACATCAACGTCGGGTAGTGTAGGTAACGCAGCACCAGCTGGTACAACCACTACTAGCGTTTTAGTGCCGTTTCTCAAACAAGTAGAAGGCAAATCAAATAAAGCATATTGGGATACAGTATCAAATAAGCACATTAGTATCGGTTATGGGCATCAAATTAAACCCAATGAATATGCGCAAGGTTATATAGATACAGGAACGGCAGGCAGAATCGCAGTATCACCTATGCCAAGTACGTCTGTAAATCCACCAAATAATGCTAATGCAACCGACGATCAGTGTTCTGCATTGCTTTCAATTGATGTTCAAATTTACATAGCCGGTGCTCACAGTACTTTAGGCGGTGCGTGGGATATACTTGGCCCTTATCAGCAGGCCGCGCTAACCAGCGTACAATATAATCTTCCAAGCGCACTAAAGTGGATGGTAGCCAATGGCCTTAACAACTTTATCACCAACAATGATCTACAAGGCGCTGCCAATCTTATTATACAAGCACCAAGAAAGGGTATTGGTGATCGCGCAACCAAAGAATCAAATCTGTACATGCAACGCCCAGATTTACTAGGTTCAGGCGGTAGCACGCCTGTTCCGGGCCAGCCCGCAGGCGGAGTCAATAACACAGTTCCTGGTACCGGAAGCGCATCTCGCCCTTCATGTGGATTGGTAAATGAAAATCCTAGTATACAAAATGGGTATATTAGAATGCAGAGTACCAATAGTATGCATCTGCTGGCAAATCAGTATATGTTCCTAACCTCCGGTGCTGACATGCATCGGTTTGCAGGGGCAAACATGTTTGACACCGCCGGAACCAACTGGAACCGGGCAGCAGGCGGATTCGTACACGAAAGCGTTGGACAGGACTATGCACTTGGAGCTTCCAGTGAAATTAACCTTTTTGCAACCCGTGTGGACATAAACGGCACGGCTCCGCCGTTGGCCGTTGCTGCGGTCGCTGCGCAGGGTCCAAATGACATCAATCAACAGGATGGAATTTTAGATACACTTGGAAATGTAATACCCATATTAACAGATACAATTGTATATCATTTGCCTTATCACGAACCTTACGACGATCATGGTGGTAGAAATGCATATGGCATACAAAATGCTACTCAGTACAATACTAATACCGGACTTAGACCCGGCGAAGTTATTACAAACAGTCAACAACCTTTGAATATTATAGGTTCACCGCTGTCAAATATGCCGCTTGGAATCTACCAAGGAGCAGGTTATAATGCGCAGAATCAACCTGTGTATGCATTCAAAGGACCAATTAGTTCAAGCAATGCTGCTCTACAACCATCTGCTAGTGTGCAACTATCTCAACAAGGTACGCAATTTATGGAAGGTTATGAAAATGGAAGTTACATACCAATAATCGTAGGCGAGCCGCCTGTTTCGCAGATAGGTTACGGACATAACCTCACACCTGTCGAAATAAGCACCGGTCAAGTAAGCATCAACGGAACAAGTTATAGTCTATTAAGTCCATTAAGCCAACAGCTGATAGGTCAGCTGTTTCAACAAGATATGGTTGCTGTTCAAAATTGGATGCGTCCAGTGATAAACAATGTACAAGTAACACAGACACAATACGATATGCTTTGCAGTCTTGCATTCAATATTGGTCAGACAAACTTTACTAATGCACCTGTTATAAAAGAACTGAATGCAGGAAATTACCAAAATGTTCCAAATTTATGGATGCAATGGACTATAAACGGTGCAGGTAAACTTGTGCCACAGTTAGTTCAACGTAGATTAGCAGAGGCTACAAATTTCATGCTGTCGCCGTTCCAGCAGACTGTGCCAAATCAAAGTCCTAACGGCCTAAACGCTAATTTTTCCAATACAGGAACAGGACAGGTAACACCGTTGCAGCCAAATCAGTAATTATGAAATTCTAAAGTTGATGTATTCAACAATAGCTTTAGCCATATCGTGTTGACAGTAGGTTTCAAAGCCGTAAAAACCAGGCGCACTATTTGCTTCACAAACTTTGAAACCGTCTTTGTCAAATAATAAATCAACACCTGCAATATCTAGATTCAGTATTCTTGCCGTTTCGCCTGCAATAAATTCAATCTCAGGTGTAATTGCAAATTGTGCCCCAGACCCACCGTTTGAGATATTTGCTCTAAAATCATTTTGAGCTGTGCGTTGCATTGCTCCTATTACTTTTCCGCCGATTACCCAAACTCTTAAATCAGTTCCAACTTTGTATCCAATGTATTCTTGAATAATCAAGCTTTTATTAGTAGACAGGCTGTTGATAAGCTCCATGAGCTCCGCAAAACTTGATTTATTTTTACACAGATAAACACCTTTACCATGGCTGCTTGTTATCACTTTAACTACACAAGGCCAACCGATTTCTCGGTCAACAAGCTCTTCGTTAATAGGCCAACGCACCAACATGGTTTTTGGTATAGGAAGTCCGTGCTTAGCAAGTAATTGGCTAGTTTCTAGTTTGTCTTTTACTCTATCTATACTTGCACTCGAGCTAATAACTGGAACCCCTAGATTTTCTAGTTGGCGCATAGCAGCCAAACAAAAATAATTAGAACCAGAGCCTGTTCTAGCTAGAACCGCATCTGGTAATTCTGGTTTTTTACCATTTAGCCAAACGTTAGTATTGTCTTTCTTAGTAACAATTAAATCAAGAGAATTTGGATGAATTAACTTGGCATCAATGTTATATGCAGAAAATGTTTCTAAGAGCCGATGATTTTCATATTCTTCATTTGTTTTTCTACTTAAAATCCAAATATGTGCCATCCACACATATTTAGCTTTTCTTAAAATTTTTAATGTATAGTGAAAAAGTCTAGCATCTGCTCATCACAGAAATCTTCTGCATCAAACATACCGATCATATCCTGATATTCAGGCCATATGCAATTACAATTGCAACAAATTTTGTCTGCAAATTTGTTATGCTCTGTTGCTTTGCGAACAATCTGCGACGATTCGCAAATAGCACACCATCGCTTACCGTTATCAAAATATTGACCATGCGATGTAGGCATGTTCTCAAATAACTCAATAAGCATCTGTCTTGCTTCGTCATCACCAACTTGTGCCACAAACATGTTTTTGTCCTTTAGTTAATTAAAGTCTTTACTAAACTTTTTTGTATGAGAAAATTTAAAACAGCTTCTGCTTGCCCTCTGCAAAAATTTCTCTGTGTTTCACTGGTTTTTTTCCAATGATCAGCCGTACATGTTCCATACTGTGTATAACTATCAGCGTAGATTATACGAGCCATCTCTTCAATTAAATTTTGCTTAATCAAGGCTGTATTTTCGTTTAATTTCATTTATAAAGGGCCCAACCTGCGAGACTTTTTGATATATGGTGTCGTCTTCAATGGCAATAGCAAAGGTTTCCTCTAAATAAAGCAGCAGTTCTATACGTTCAAGGCTATCAAACTGTAAATCGATAAAAAATCCATTAGAGGATGTATTTTACAATCTGGAATTATAGAGTGTATAAAAGTGAACACTGCGTTTTCAACATTTGGTTTTTTATTCAAAATAGGTTTGGTCATAGTCTAACTCAAAAACGGTGATTTTTTAAGGATAAATATCATTATGGTAACTTTGACAAGTAAAAATCTCTTTGTTGGTTATACTACTGTTAATACGTTTGGTAGTCAACAGCTTGCCGACATTAAATTAGTGAATCAAGATCTTTATAATGCGTTTAATACTCGCAAAAACGAAAGATTAATGATGCCAGGATATGGATTTGGAGGGTGGGAGTATCTATTTGAGCCTATTGATAGCGTGAGAGATCTTATAGTTTATGAGGCGCAACAAATAATAAACAATGATCCAAGAGTACAGTTACAGTCAATAAATGTTACTCAGCAACAATTTGGTGTAAGAATACAGATGCAACTCTATTATGTACCTTGGAATGCCGTTGGAAATTTTCAGGTAGATTTTGACAACCGAAGTGCAGCATTAGGATAAGCTAGGAATTTACAAGATATGGCAACAACACAGCAAGTCAGACAAAGCCAATTATTTGCAGCACAAGACTGGCAGGTAATTTATACTGCCTTTACTCAGATTAACTTCAATGCATACGATTTCCAAACAATTCGTACAGCAATGATCAATTATATCAGACTAAATTATCCAGAAGATTTTACAGATTGGATTGAAAGCTCTGAATTTGTAGCCATTATTGATCTACTGGCTTATCTTGGTCAAAGTCTTGCTTTCCGTATGGACCTTAACACCAGAGAAAATTTTCTTGAAACTGCAACACGTAGAGATAGTATTTTTAAACTTGCTAGAATGCTATCCTATCAACCTCAGAGGTGCATTCCAGCTAGTGGACTATTGCAAATTACAAGCATAATTACAGATCAACCCATAATTGATCCAGATGGTAACAACCTTCAAAATGTACAAATCAATTGGAATGATTTGAATAATCCAAACTGGTATGAACAGTTTATATTGGTATTAAATGCTACTCTTAACACTACTAATACCTTTGGAAATCCAAGCCAAAAGGGCACAGTGAACGGAATTCTTACCGAGCTGTATGAAATGAATAACACAAGTATTCCAACAAGTGTTATTCCTTTTACAGCAAGTGTAAGTGGCAATACTTTAAATTTTGAATTAGCAAATGCAGGATTTAATACTGGTACCACTCAAAATATCTTAAATTCTGGATCTTTTTACGAAGTCAACCCGAATCCTTTGAACAGCTGGAATATAATTTATCAAAATGACGGTAATGGGTTTTCAAGTCCAAATACTGGATTCTTTTTCTATTTCAAACAAGGAACAATGCAGTATCAGGATTATCTTTGCGAGCAACCAATTGCCAATAGAATAATAGACGTAAATGCTGACAATGTTAATCAAACTGATATTTGGGTACAAAATGTTGATACAACCGGTCTTGTTACCACCCAATGGACACAGGTTCCAAGCGTAGCAGGATTTAATATTATCTACAATAGTATTGCAAACAACGTTCGTAACATATTTGCTGTAATCAGCAGAAATGTAGACACAAGCGATCAGATATCTATACGTTTTGCCGACGGTACATTTGGAAATGTACCAGTAGGTGTAATTAGAGTATGGTATAGAATAAGCAATAATCTTACATATCAAATTTTACCGGCAGACATTACTGATCAAACTTTTGCATTTAGTTATGCAGATCAGCTTAATAATATCTATAACGTAGCCTTTACAACCAATTTACAATATACTGTTACAAATGCACAAACAGCCGAAACTAATCCTCAAATTGCACTAAATGCTCCACAGGTCTATTATACGCAGGATAGGATGGTAAACGGTGAAGATTATAATCTTTTGCCATTAAGTAATCCTGCAGCATTAAAGGTCAAAGCTGTTAACAGATATTACAGCGGTCAAAGCAGATACCTTGATATAAATGATCCAACTGGTAGTTATAACAGCCTAAACGTTGTATGTACCGATGGCATTTTTTACAGCGAAAACGATCTGAATACAGTGTCAATTTTAAATTCACCCGGTATTAATCTATCTGTTATTGTGAACACACAAATTCAACCGCTTATAAATGGTAGTCTGGGCCAGCAAAATGCTGCATCAGAATTAGAGGATTTTTATTATTATAATTATCCTCGTATATCCGTGCCATTTGGTTACACATGGAATACTATTACAAGTTCTACTAAAAGTTGCACAGGTGCAATTTATGTAGGATCCGTGGCTGTACAAATTGGCAATTATGCACCTATGCTAAGTTTCCTCGGTTATATTACAACAGGATCAATAATTAAATTTGCTAGCGGTACAATAGCATCTGTAGTTGGTATTATAGGTGACGGCACTGGTGTAAATTTAACAGGATCTATAAACGGTATTGCATCGGGTCCTAATGCTGGCCCAGGAGCTGTAACTCTAAGCGTT